TATCTATCACCCAAGAGCGTCTTTTACTCACCAGAGGAATGCTCTGTTTCCGTTTATTTCACCCTTACATAAATTTCACTAGCCGTAATATAGAAGGTTTGTCCTCTTGAATTATGCACCTTATACTGCGGCGAACCATCCACCATAATTTTTTCATCAATCGTAAATCCATATCCTGCATCCACAGTTCCTACAACATCCACACTACTCCAAGAAGGACGATTACGGAAGTTTAATCCATTCACTTTGGATTCCACTCTCCTTCCTGCAACTGGAGGTTGCAACGGTTGTCCATCTGGAACGAAACGTAACCATTCTGAGTTTTCATAAAGCCACTGATTCCCACCTAAATTTAGCCATCCGCCAGAACGTCCCCAAACTTTATAGTTTTCAGGTGCATTTAGCTTCCTAATTGAATCATATTGAGTACCAGGACCTTTACGCAAATTCACGTTGTTACCAGTAATATAGACAATACCTGTCCCACTTGTAATGGGTGGTTGAGGAATCTCTGGTGTTTCCGGAATTTCAATTGTTTCACCAGAAACTAATTGTTTTTTAAACCATTGTACACGTCCTTCATTGATCATTCTGTGAGGACAATACTTCCCGTTTCTTTCTTGATGTGTTTTAACCTTAGAGATTGGAATGTTGAACATATCCATTAACTGACGAATTACTAAAATAGCATTCAATACAGCTTGTCGATACCTTTCTCCACCAGACTTAGAATAACAAATTTCCACTCCGATACTATGACGATTCCCCTGCCCGTTACCATCACCTGCATGCCAAGCATTTCTATTAAACGGAATTAATTGAATAGCTTCTTTATCGTCTACCGCTATATGGAACGAAGTGCCTGCACTATTGTTAGCAACGTTATTACGTTCATTTAAGGCTGAAGCATCATTGTAGGTATTGTGGAAGGTGATTTCCGTTGGAGTCATTCGGTAGGGGCATAAAACTGAATAACGACTTTCTGGTACTAACATTTTTTTGATTTCCATTATTTACTCTCTCCCTCGTTCTGTTTGTTTTTCCCGCCTAGAATTTCAACCGCATTTGTCAAAACTTGTGGAAGCGGAATTCCCATACGTCCAGCATTTTCTAAAATAGATAACAACTCATTACCCATGAAGAAAAAGATGGTTGCTTCCCGAATCGCACTATTACTGCCGATCGCTGTATCCAATTGAGCCGCCACTCCTACTAATAGGAACAACACGACTTTTTTCGCAATTCCTTTAAACCCCACTTTGCTTTTTAACTTTCCATTGTATCCTGCTGCGATCACACCCGTGATATAATCAACAATCGCCATCGTGACTAATATTTTCAATACTGCATCCCATCCTCCTAAGAAGTATCCACAAAAGCCACCGAAGGTAGCTATAAAAACTTTCATTAATATGTCCATGCGATCCACATGTTCCCCTCCTTATTACATAAACTTGTCCTCATGCAACATCAAACTACATAACTCGCAACCAAATGACACGTCGCGTTTGCTGGCGCTCCACTCACAAACAACCCACCACCTTTTTGAATCGTAAACTCTCCTGCGGCTGTAGAACCGGAAATAATCACAACCGAAAAGGCAACATCCTGCGGCGGGCGGAATCCTTCTGGGAGTGTTGCAAAATTCACCACGTTCTTGGGATTTCGTATCGAACCCATTACCGTGACAAGTCCACCTGTTTTCTTATATTTCAGTGGTCTATCTGGTACGTTTTCTACTCCTGTTGTTTTAAGGTTTGTCCATCCCGTATCATTATCAGCGGTTGCTATCTTTTTACCTTTCAAGGTTGCTGATCCGTCAGGACGAAATATTAAGCCGCTTTGAGGATCCCAAGGATTAGTACCAAACCCCATGTACAGATATTCTTCACCGTTGTTAGCCCCTTTGAAACGTCCAATTCCGCCTCGATTAACGTTTCCGTCTGTGTCTTTATCCACGTAGTGTAACCCACGAGCAGAAGGACCTGTTGCGGAATCCGGTTGAGTTATCAACATTTGACCTAGGGAATTAAACCTTAAAAGCCCTGTTATAATATCTCCGCTTTTCTTAACGACATCCATCGCATCTATTTGTTTGCTAACACCATCCACACGCAACTGAATCTGTCCTATTACGCCTCTGAACTTTGTATCTGTTTCATCGACTTTCTTTTGAATATACAGTGTAAGCTCCGCAATCTTTTTATTCGCTTCATCTATCTCTTTCCGGTGTCCTTTCACCATTTCAAGAGCCTTATCAAACTCTGAAATATACGTCTCAGATTCTATATGCCCTGTTAATGCATCATGTAAGGAAATTACTAAAAAGTCTTGGGTGGTCGCTCGGAATGTCTTGTCCTTTTCAATCGAAAAGAAAGATCGCTTCACCTGACCAGGTGCACTAAATACCTCAGCTGGGAACGTATATGTGAAATGCCCCTTTGCGGCATCTATGATATTTACTCCCTCTTTATCCCGCACGACGGTATCATCCGGCTTCACGCACTCATAAAAAACCATCAGGTTTGTGAGAGGATAGGGTTCACCACCCTTTTTAATGTAGACATCTACCGTATTGCTTTCCAAATCCCCCATACGCCCCGTTACGATTAAACTTGTATATTCGTATTTATCTTTCTGAATATCTAGTACGAATGTTGTTTTCATAGCGTTGTTTCCTCGTGTTCGGGCAGTGGAGACGTACCCGTTAGAGATGTATAGCACTTTGTACAAACATTCTTTTTCGCAAATCCCATATCCAATTCATATAAGCGAGATCCTCGTTTGCACGTTTCAATTTCACATCTCGTCGCAATTCTAAATCGAAGCGTGCCATCCATAGTCCCCCAAACTTCTACTTTATTCCTACCTTTGAAAATGCCTGCGTTATCCAACATATCAAAGGGGATATGAACAAACACGCCACCCTCTTCACGTTCTAAATCTACCAATCTCCCCATAAATGGTGAGCCTTCATTTGCTTGTAAGGGCATACCTTGTAAATCTTTATATCTATCCATACTTCTCTCTCCTATCCAAACGTATTAAAATGCCATCCACTTGCGTTATGAATGTAAAAACCTACACCAAGGTTGCCGTCTCTAAAATGGGCATGCCCCCACTGTCCGTTCCCGTTTCCTCCCAGATTGATACCTTGTGTAGCCCTAATATAGCTATTGAATTTCACATCTACCATGCCACCGATATCAAATGTTTTTCGATCTCGTGCTACCTGTATTAAGCCATGACCATTCCCAAACTCGAGCCCATCAATCGGCATTGTTCCCGCATACACTTCCGCGCTTTGTGCTTGCCATTCATACATGGAAGGATATCTCCCTGTTACCAGTTGAATACCTGATACACAAACAGCGGTTCCTTTCGAAATATCACCATCTGCTGACTCTACTTTTATCACAATGGCATGTTCGTGAATGTTGTAGTTCTTCGGTACAGTAAACGTGAATGCTCGGCGCTGAATATCTCCATAAAAAGTGCTAGGAGCATCAAATGCTACTTTTTCTTCATGCCAGATATCGTAATGAACGTTATCTCTATACGTCACAAAACAAACATGTAATTGCGGTTTAGCGGTAACTCGAGTCCCATTAATGGTGGCGCACCTGAAATGCGCGGATAACGTGTATATATTATTCGGGTAAATCCCATTCTTCACCGTCGTTTCTGGATAGTTATACCGATCTACACGTGTCGCATTCACCATGCGTTCATAGTTGAAATTCAACGTGTTATTTTCTATAACTACATTTCCTTGTGGCCTCCAGAGCCTTCCTGATTCAAAATGACTATAGTTTGAGTTACCATCCATGACGGGTTTCGGCACACTGGAGAAATCATGGTCAATGATGAGATTCCTTTTGGCAATCACTGTCGTTTTCAAACCTCGTTCATCTTCATACAAGAAATCTAACATTTTGGCATTCACACCATCTTTCCCGATGGCGACTTTATCATTTTTAAGCCACACTTTATCCGCATCAATTGGGATACCTTCCTGGTTGTTGTTAATGGCATCAATGATGTCATCTTTTTTCACGGTATCCTTATAAAAGTTGAGCATTTTATTGTACATCCTGCTGAGCTCCGCATTCGGATCTGTAATCTCTCGGTAATCCCCAAATATATACTTATCTTTTGTCGGGTCTGTAAACGATTCGTCTCCGGCAATGACGCGCGCTTCCAAGTACAATTCCGGCGTAAACCCTGTATCTTTAATTCGAATGGTATCCCCTTCATCCACTAGCTCATGAGATAAACCAAACTCTCGTCCGATTGCTTCCGCTTCTACCTCATAAGAGACCGATGCATTCGCTCGTTTTCTCATTTCAATTTGCATCAATGTTAGGAGACGCTGGGGTGTCATATCTTGGTCTTCTGTTTCTGGGGAATAAAATCCAAACTTATGTTGCCCTTGTTCATGCCAGCGCTGAAACGCATCATGATCTACGATGTACGGAATTCCGTTGTTAATGCCCTCAATGGTAATAAGGTCGTCCCCTTCACCTTTGACAAAGCCCACAAGGGCTGTACAGATCTTCTGAGAATTTTCTATCCGCCGGATTCCTCTTAAATCCTTTCCCAGCTCTACCTCTTTCCCTGCGTCTCTCCCTCGCTTCTTCACCATATCCACATAGCGCCCTACAATGTGTGAACCAACAATTTGCACACGGTATTGAATTTCTAATTCAAAAAGAGAAGCGATATCTGTTAAAAATTTCAAAGGGTCAATAAATGCATCAATGGTCATCGTATGGAAACCTGCATACTCCGTTCTACCACGTGTCCACTTCGTCCCAACTAAGGCCATATCTATAAATGTATTGACAGTTTCACTTTCAATTCGTTGCGGCTTAATAATATTCGCCTTGGCTAATTGAATCCATTCCCCTGATGCATACACCGTAATCGTTCGGTCTTCTGAATTCTTCTCCGTTTCGGTGATAACATAGGGAACCATACGACCTCCTCTGACTTCTTTGAATACCAGATTTTGTTGCATGAGCGTCGCTGCCTGTTCTGTACCATCAAAAACTGTAAAATTAAATGTATCTATATTGTGTTTGATTTCAAAGTGACGAACGTCGTCCCAGTAATCTTCCGGACCAATGATAGAAACAATTTGTTCTGTTTTAAAATCAACAATGTGTAGTTCTCCGCTTGGCGTCCTCATCTGTATCGCTCCCTATATGTCACTTTCGCCTTTCCGATATTCGGTGGCATGATTTCCAGCTTATTTTTCCCTCTCTGAATAATAGGGAAGCTACTAAACAAGTCCTTTATATTACTCGCACTTTTCCCCTCGATGGTAACTGATCTTCGCTCTGTATCTATTACAATTTTGTCTCCTTTGTCCGCAATGTAAGGTAAGTTACCTTGTGTATTCATATTGACTTTCCATATTTTCAAATCATCAATACTCATATCTTGGCAAAACATATTGTTGGAAAATTGGCAGATACTAATTTGAACTTGAGCGACTTTACTCATATTCGCTTTTTCTTCATCTTCCCACACAACAAATCGCTCCGAATCATCCATCTCTGTCCCTGGTAAGAATTTAGAAATATACGCTTCCCACCTATTTCCTGTTCGAGCTAACCACAAGCGTCCTCTAAATCGATTCCAAGTAGTAGGATAATCACCCGACTCATTAATGAATACCTGCCCCTTCGGTTTTGTACGGTTTCCAACGGAAGCAAATCCAGTGTTTTGTTCCGCTTCCCAATGCACATCACTCATCGAAATACGAGCCACATAATCGCCATTTTCATCAAGTAACCCAATCTCCACACGTCCCATCTGATCCCAGTGCCAACTTCTTACGCCGACATACGCTTGCATAATGAAATCCTGTAAAGGACCCTGTGGTATATTTTTCTTCGCAATACAACCATGCCATCCTTTAATAGAAGGCTCTCCCAGATACTCAGGGATAAATCTATATCCATCTGATTTAAACTTACCGCCTCCCACCATATCTTCACTTTTCGCAACGTTGGTCCATCCTACAGTTGTTGACATCTCATCCCACATCACACGTTGATTTCGCTCGACAGGGACTTGGTTCGCTTTCAATGGATAACCGATCCGAAAGTAGTCATCACCATTCCACACATCTAAAAATGTAGAGGGTTTCTCCACTTCGACTTCGATAATTGGGTTAGATTGTACGGTACCTTTGTTTGTAACGTTCGCAATCAGCCCTCTACCATCAAGCTCGAAATCTACAGATTGCTGGGCTCCTAATTTATAAGGCATAGCGCAAATAAATGTGAGGGTTCCTTCACCGAGGTTGACCAATTGATCAGGGTCAAATGATTCATCAATGACCGCTAAAAACGTGCGGTCCCTTTCATCATCGAAGATTAATTCTTGGGGCTGGTCTGTAATGAGCCAGTCTGCTATTTCTTCTTTTAATTTCTCAGCTTCTTGGCGTGAATCGTACAATAAGGCAACAGGGACAATGATCTTCCTCATTTTCGTTTGGGTGCGTATCAGTCTTCCGCCTGGATAATGAGGAACTTCCAGAAACGTACGCTCCAATGGAGCCCATACAGGACGCTTTACCCCCTGCATGGGAACAACATGATGATTTCTTTTTCCATTAAATTGAAAGAAACTCAAACTGCATAACATACCTATCACCTACTTTTTAAATGCTTTATGTCTTTCTTCTTCTCGTTTTTGAAGTTCTCCGACATCTGGGTATATTTCTCTTGCAATCTCTCGTTTATCAAGATTTACTACCAGCTCGATTGGTACGCTAGATTGTTGTTGATACATCATCTGCGGCATCGTTTGTGCAATTTCTTGCCCGATTCGTCCAAGTGTACTGTCTCGCAGTGGTAAAACTGCTTCATCGTAGCCTTTTGCATCCCCGACACCGATAACAGTAGGCATTCCTGGTTTCACGAGTGCACCTTTCGCCGCCCATTTGATGTTGAATTTTGGAAGTCCTTCTGACATCCAATTCAGAGGGTTCAAAGAGCCGCTTGTTGTAATCTGAGGTGTCGGAATCTTCACGCCACTAAACATATTTCTCACGCCGTTTTTGATCTTATCAATCCAGTCCTTCACACCG